AGACACAGGATTTGGAAAGAAAAGTCCTGGTGTTATAAAAATGTTAGCGAAAAGTGATGTCTCATCAGCTTTTAATGAATTAACAACCAACTCAATAGATCTGATCACAAGTGACACAGGCAAGAAAGTACTAACCACGGCAATTGTTGTAGCAGCAGCCGGTGGTGTAGCACGCAAATGGTTCCCTTCAATAAAATTGGGCGGAAACAAACTGTATTTCAAAATATAAGGAGATAAAACAATGAGCATAGTAGTAAGTCGTTCGTCTGGCGCATTAGCCATGACGACCAGTTTCCAAGCGTTAAGCTCGGTTGCTGGAGCAACAGTAAGCAGCAGCTTTAACGTACCAACTGGAATAGGATCAGTAAAACAATTCAGTATCAGTACAGCAGCTGACGGAGCAGGGGAAGAATTCCTTTGTTTAGTGAAATTGAGTGGATCGTCCCTCAAAGATGGTGATGCGGTTTTCTGTATCGCAGGACAAAATACCATGGGTACAAGTACCGGATCAAACACTGCATTCACGCAGTATGAAACGAACTTGAACTGTGAACCAGGGCGAGACATGGAAATATCCGTGGCAGTAGTTGGAACTACAGTTACAGCAGATATAGCAGCAACGATTCAGTTCGAGTAATCATGGGCATATTAGGGGTAGGCAATCCAGCCCCAGGTATCGGCAAGACTATTGGTTTTGTTGGTAGAAGTGCTATCGATAAACGTAACCACTGGGGTGCCTGGTCTGGAAAGATTATAGTAAACGCTAACACAGTTACAGGTATTGAAGGCTTAAGCCCAAGTGTGGGCTGTATAATGAGGATCAACTTTGGTTATAATGCAGCTGGTGGTGGTTTATCAGGTGATTCGTTAGGTTATTTTCTATTCTTTAATGAGGAACAGGTGTTAAGTATCGTTCCCAGAAATACTGCGGGACAAAACAACCCTGATTTTCACATTGTATATATTCCTGTACCCTCAGAGACACAAGTAAGGCTTGATCATTATACCACAGAAAGTGGAAACGTTAATACATACAGCATATTATCTTTTAGTGAGATTTAATGAGCGACAACTATGAGCACTATCATTAACATTGATCTACCGGAATGGCTCCAAGATAAAGCCTGGATAGAAAAGCTCCTGGTTCGTTTAGTAATTGTATATTTGGTTGGAACAGATCAAGGAATGATTTAATGGTTAAAGCAGCTAAGGAGATACCCTGGAACATTATTATTCCTGAAGTGGTTAAAGCGTTTACTCCGTTTATCCAGGGTGCCTCCTGGTTAGCCTTATCGAAAGTAGATCCGAAAGTTAATGCTCTAAATAATTTGATTGCAATAGCTGAGATAGTTCCTGCAATTGATTTGGGATTGCCTAAAGGCATTGTCCTGGCTGCAATGTACGATAAAACTGGAGATGCTTTGAAAATGTTAAATCAAATGGTTCAAGCACTTACTGAACTTCCTTCAGAATTAAAGAAGTTTGTTCAAGGTGTAGTAGACGAAGCTGAAGAAACCATAGAAGATGTTATACCAGGAACAGAAGAACAGAGAGATTTTTTAACAAATGTTATTAATTTATTCAGACCTAGTACTTGGGAAAGTGTGAAAGAGTTTGGCAAATGACAGACCCACAATTTTTCCTGGTTTGGTTTCTCAGCTTTGCATTATACCTGGTGATCTACACCTGGTGGATCCCTATTCGTACTAGACAGAATATCGAAGCCTGGTTGATGGACTCAGAGTCTGACGAAACTTTGTTAGCTTCCCTGGAAGTCATCACTACTAAAATCAGAGAACAGCTCCTGGTTGACTTCGAGGAATTTATGCTCCCTCAGGCAAGAGATAGTTTTAAAAATTTTTGGAACGGTGCTATGGGGAATGCTGCCCAAGAATTGGGCAAGACGGAGGAAGGATCTCAATTGTCTATCTTGCATGGTGTTGCCAGTGAATTAAAGGATCAACCCTGGTATGTGCAAGCCGCAGCTAGTAAAATCCTTCCGCTGATCACTAAAGCAGCGGAAGACCAGGGTAACCCCACCCAGACGGCATTGAAAGGCCTCGGATTGCGCAAATAACGCCCCTGGAGCGCCTTTTAACGCCCCAAACCCGCTTTTTATACCCATTGCTACCCCACCACCACTTCCAATCATTTATTCTGTCTTTAAACGGATTTGGTTGTAGAGGTTAGTCTGTATTAACAATTCGTTTAATGATCGTTTCACATTCATAACAAATTGTTACCTCATGATTATGCCTGGTGGATGCAGTATGCTGTTTGTTCTGCAAACAAATATTACAGCGTCGCTTCATCCGTAATACTCCCCACAATGTTTGCAGCTTTCATTATTATCTAATACAATTAATTTTTCACAATGTTTACATAGCACGATATCACCTCCTTTAGCCTTCAACCCAGATATTGCCATCCTCTCTGCAAGAAATAGTCCAGGTGGACTCATACCAGTCTTTAACAAATTCTTCATTATTCTCTACAAAAAGGTCTGTAATGGTAACTCTCACAACGTGACAGTTAGTTCTCCATACCAACTTTAACCCTTCTTTCTTAAGAGAAGAATAAGATTCGTTAGGATGTGAAAGTAGAAGGACTTGGATGTCAAACTTACTTCCATGCTCTGTTTCCACAGGCTTTGGATCAGTAAGGAATTTAACCTCACAAGACTGACCCTTTTCAAGACCACGCATCAATGACGGTGTGCCTAAGCTATACTTACGTTCTGAGTTGTCGCTCATGAATTATGACTTATGCACTAATATAAAAAGATAACTTTCGCTAGTGGTAAACGGTTATATAATAGAAGTTGCTTTAATGATTATGCCGGTGGGACTTTACACACGCAAAGGAAAGAATGGTCGGACTATGTATTTTAGGGATGGCAAGCTCATCTCTAAGAAGTCTTTCACTGCTTCGCGAAGTCGTCGCTCTGCGAAGAGACCATCAACCACGCGTCGTAGAAGATCCACTGGCAATCCAAGGAGAAAAAATATGGCAAGATACAGAAGACCTGCAATGCCCCACCCAAGTGTGACGGGCCTAGCCGCAGGACTTAGTGTGGCAAGTTATTTAGACACAGGATTTGGAAAGAAAAGTCCTGGTGTTATAAAAATGTTAGCGAAAAGTGAT